TAGCCGAACGGGTCGTGAACCTTTCATAGCAAACATGGTCACTATGTATCACGAATGCTACACATCACGTCAACATCAGTAAGATTATTTCCTTCGCCACTGCGATAATATCCGCAGCAAATTAAAAAGCCCGTGTACCTAGATAGTGTGGAACATGCTAGAAAACATGATCCACATTAGCAGGGCTGAGAATGCAAGGTTTAGCAAAATATCACGTTTCATGCGTCCCCCTTAGGTTTCTGACGGCTAAAACAGCGGCAAATACCTCTTCAGTTGATAATCCATTAAGCGATAATTTCCAGTCTTCTGGGCTTGCAGTGTATCCTTTAAGCTCTGCAAAGCCACAATGCAGCCTATTCTCACCTGTAGCGGCGTAATACGACACAAAGCCAATTCTTTTCAGGGCATCACAGCAATTATTCATCAGCTCTGCCTTATCCCTTCGGATAGATTCACGCTCTAAGCGCTCTTTTTGGGCTGCAATAGCGAAAGGCGCAACCTTTTTTAGTATATCCGATGCGATGCTTTTGGCAGGGCGGCTCATTGTGCAGGTACAGTCTTGAGTCATGTAGGAGTGGCTAAACCGCATTTTACCCGTCTTGCCATAGTCTTGATATTGAGTGATAACCGCTCCGCTGTCATCGTGTTTGAGTGCGTCACGATAGCGGGAAAGCTCTAGGTCTGCGGCCATAAAGCGCCATCCTGGCATATAACGGGCAATTTCTTGTAGTGTGGTCATAATTTCCTCGCTGGGTCTGGTTGTATCTAATAACCCACCGTTTCCAATGGGCTACGGGTTACAATCAAGCAGCTTGTGAAATACGGTTACGGCCTGCGCTTTTGTAAGACTGTGAGCCGTATTTATTGCGGATAGAATCCATATCGGTAGACTTTTTGCCATAGCTCTTATAGTCGGCGGGACGGAAATACCACATAGACTTAGGCGAACTCCACCAAAAGCCAGCGGCCTTAATAGCATCCTTATGCTCGCGCGTGTTACCGGATAACCATATCCAAGCGCCGCATAGCTCGACATCGACGCCTGACAGCTCACAAGCAACGTTCAGGGCCGCCATCAGCTCATCACCAAGGTCAGAAGCTTGATCCGCTCTCATGTAGTCTGAGCCAGTCATGCGCTCACCTGCTAGTAACAGCTCCACAAGACAATCACGGGCCTCATTGACTGACTGCATCATCTGCAAACCGCCAGCGTTACGGTCGGGGTGATATTTAGCAGCGGCTCTACGGTATGCGTGAGTTACTGACTCGGCAGTTATCTCAGCATCAGAGCCAAGGCCAAGGATTTTGCAGGAATCGTGTTTGTTCATAGTGAAGCCCCCATCATATCCATGGCCATGCTATAACCATGCGCGGCCTTGTCACTCTGCCACTCTGCCGCTGTCCTGGTGTCTAGTGTATATCCGCACTCTAAAGCATCGGCCACCATATCAGACGGGACTTCTTCTTCGTTTCCTTGGGTGTCGAACATGTTTACGTGTTTCATACTGCACCGCCTAAGATTTCAATTTTAGGGGTGGTTAAAGGGAAGCGGACTTCTAAACCGCGAGAGTAAAGCTCTTCTCTCGCAGCTCTGTATAAGTCTATGCACGTAGAAGGCACTTCAATCTCGATATAGGTGTTTTCCCATATCCCTATTGCTCCGTTCTGCCTGGTTTCGTATCCCATTTTTAAGATCGTTTTCATGATTGATATTCCTCTCTGGGTTGTAGGTCACCAACAAGTGACCATGTGGCTATCTTCTACCACTCAGCACAGCCCAACAATAAGGGAATATACGTAGATCACAGCTTGAATTGTGCAGCACTGACGCCCTGCCAATCACTCAGATTTCACACAGAATCACGTCAATACGTAATTACACCTAAGCGCAATGTCGTACATTCACACAACCTATATCAACATTCTTCAATATAGATCAGTAGACAATCAACACACAATCAATCACAATCTATATCAACATTCTTCAATATAGATCAGGTGACTAAGTGACTGATGCACAAACAGGAAACAATCCGAGAAAACCGGGAAGGCCATTGGGATCAACTAATAGGAAGGATGTATCCGTTGCAGCACAAGTAAGAGCACGAAGAGGTGTGCTTGTAGCCAATCGTCAGGAGGACTTGCGTGAGCGTATCCGCGGCGCTGAACTGCTTAACCGTCTGGAGCGTATCCAACTACAGTTATCTGATGTTCATGGTGTCGAGCTGGATGCTATACAGGTGCAGCGCTTAGGTAGGTCTGCTGATATTGCGTTACGCATCCTAGGTAAATGCCTGCCTGATCTCAAGAGCGTCGAGGTAGTCAAGCGTACCGAGGAGGTCATCACTATCGACCAGGTATCTAGTGCCGAGCGTGACCAGATCAATGATGCTATCAGTCGTGCGCTAGGTATCGTAGAGAACGGGGGGGGAGGGGGGGAAGAGGAAATTTGCTCTCAGAAGTATATTACCCCTTCACCTCGCCAATCGGTTTTGGAGAATGATTTATCTGAAGGAGATTATCGTGAGCCTGATAGTGTATGATGCTTTTGTTTAGCACTTATCTAGGTTGATGTAACCTGAAGGATTTCAAGACTCCCTTCGTTCTTGTTGGTCATATCCTGAAGGTTTTCAATCTAGCAGATTTTGAGTTAAAAGTCAATGCAGTGATATATATATGGAACGTGGAGTATCGTAATGAGTGATGAGATTGATCTGAAGAATAGTGTTTATAGGGTAGTGTTGAGGGATAGGCTTGAGACTGATTTATTGGCCTTTGCCTGTTTCTTTCATAAGGAAATGGAGGGTGAGGATTTCATTGTAGGTGATCATCATCGGATTATTGTTGATGAGTTGTTGGCTATGTATCAGGGTAGGCTTCCTGAGAATAAGCAGCACTTGATGATTAATATGCCTCCGCGGTATGGCAAGACTCAGTTAATGATTTACTTCGTTGCTTGGTTGTTTGCCAAACATCCCAAGCAGAAGGTTATGCACTTGAGTTGTAGTGATGCCTTGGTTATTGATAACAGCAAGAAGATATTGAAGTTGATGCGGAATGAGAAGTATCAGGCTTTGTGGCCAACTGCTTTCGAGAGAGAGTTAGAGAATGACTGGATGCTGACAACTGGAGGGCAGTTCTATGCAGCAAGTACGGGAGGGCAGGTCATTGGTAAGGGTTGTGGCCTTACAACTACTGGCGAGTGGGGCGGCTTTATGTGGATTGACGATCCTCTTAAACCTGCTGATGCTAACTCCGAAACAGTTAGAGGCAATGTTAATGCTCTGTGTGGTTGGGCTGTAAGAACACGGAGGAATAGTCGCGAAACTCCTTGCGTAATGGTAATGCAAAGACTGCATGACCAGGATACCACTGGTTTTATTATGGGTGGTGAGACTGCCAAACAATGGCGCATGGTATCCATGAAGGCTCTTGATAATGGCAAGGCTCTCTGGCCATACAAGCATACTGTTGAGGAGCTGGAGATTGAACGGCTGAATGATAGGTGGTTATTTGCTGCTCAGTATCAACAAGACCCTGTACCTGAAGATGGCGAGTATTTCAGTGAGGCTGATGCTAGGTACTACTCAAAACTACCTGAAGGGCTGAATTACTACATCAGTTCAGATATTGCACTGTCTGAAGGCAAGGGTGACTTCACTGAACACGCTGTTTTGGGAGTTGATGCCAAGGATAATATCTATGTGGTGGATTGGTGGTCAGGTCAGGTCAATGATGTGGATGTTATTGGCTCTCTTGTAAGCATGGTTAAGAAGTGGAGACCTAAGTTTATCGTGAATGAAGCAGGGCCAACATGGAAAGCCATCGAAGGAAGGCTAAGTAAGACTCTAAGGGATGATAGGTGTTATGTATCAATGGAGGTTGTTAGTGCGGCTGGGCATAAGTCAGACGTTAAAGCTAGAGCGTTTCAATCTATGTGGCGGAATAACATGGTGTATATACCTACTAGGTTACAGTGGTCTGATGAATTACTAGGTCAGATGAAGCGGTTTCCTAAAGGCCAGTTCGATGACAAGGTTGACGCTATAAGCATTTTTTGCAGATGTATAAACAAGGTCGGCAAGAATAATCACGTCCGCAAAGGCACTGAAGAATCAGGCGATGAGAACGTGATGTATCTATCTGGTAGCCAAGGTAGAAGCCAGAAGGCAGGTGGATGGATGGGTATTTAGTTTATTTTTCTGTATAGGTGATTCATTATAGATACTACATTTTTTGCCTTGTGCATCCGGTGAAACTCTGTAACTTCATCTTCTTCCATGTCAGAAAACAACTTCCAGAATGCAGCAAGGTTGTCGTAAGCGTAAAGGATGTCTGACATGCTGCATACTTCTCGTATTTCTCTAACTCTTGCTTCGTCAACACCAAAAAAAGCGTCAAACGCAAGACGATAAAGCTCATCTGTTTTTCTTTTATCAAGACTGTGTTGCATAGTGTACTCCTATTTATCCTGTAAACATTACTGCGATAAGGAATGTTGCTATCTTTTTCATGCCATTGCTCCTGATTTAATCACAAGCCAGCACCAACCATCCTTCACTTCTACGGAAATACTTGGGCAGCCTGTTAATCCATCCCTGATTTCCTCAATCTTGCGGTTTGTCCAATCGAAATAAGACTGATTCTCAATCTCAGGCGCTATACCTATTCTTAGCCTCTCAATCATGGCAGTTCTCCTCTGGTCTGAAACAATACTCTCACAGTTTATTTTGACAGTCTATTGCGTTATGTACGTAGATGGGGTATAAAGCTATTTGCTAACCTGCTCACTGGAGGGCATCACATGGCATTCACACGAGTTACGGCTGTTGCAGTAAACAAGCCTGTCACATTTGTAAAGATCGCAGCAGTCGCTAACGTAACTGCCGTACCACGCAACAGCACTAGCTACAACTGTAACTACAAGCTGGATCAGTCTAGCGAAGTAGCTTACTTTGACGCTCCGGAAGATACTACTTTCACCACTTCAGACTACGTTACTCTGTCTGCTGATGGCAACAACGGCTTCATGACTGGCGCAAACTTCGATGCAAGCTACACTGCATAAGTAGGTGATTGATGGACGTTGAGTCCACTGCAAGCCAAGCAGTAAACACCTACTCTGCCGAAGATGAGCAGGCCGTTCTTTCAGAGATGAAGGAGCGGCTTGACAACTGCTGGTCGGATTGGGATAGGATTTACCGCAAGGGGCTAGAATGCTGCGACATGATTGCAGGCAATATCTTTCGCCCTGATGTTAAGGCGCAGAGAATTGCTGAAGGTCGTCCGGTTATCGAAGTCAACCAACTCACTCAATACACCGAAAGGGTATTGGGCGATATGCGTCAGAATCTACCTGCTATCAAGTTCAGGTCTACCACTCCGAATGTGGCAGGCAAGGCGATAGGGGAAAAGACTCTAGCTGAATATGAGATGACGGAAATCTATTCCTCCATTGTGAAGGGGATAGAGCAAAGGTCGAATGCGACACTTTGGTATGACCGCGCTTCAGTTCAGATGGTTCATGGCGGTGTTGGTTGGCTTCGTGTCTATCCTTGCTATAAGGATGACAGTAGTTTTGATCTTGATCTGAAAATATCCGGTGTAACAGACTTTACTAACGCTATCCTTGATATGACTGGGCTTGAACCTGACTTCTCAGATGCTAGGTTTGGCTGGGTATTTGAGCAGATTCCACGGAAAGAGTTTGAAGCTAGATGGCCTGACGCTTCTCCTGCTTCTATCAGTTCGCGTGAGTATGCAGGTCGTCTTTGGTATACCACTGAAATGATTACGGTGGCAGAGTATATCGAACGGGTAGCTGTTCCGATGACTTTATACCGATTGGCCGATGGCACTATTGCAGAAGTTGATGATTCTGATGATGCCAAACCTCCTAAAGAGATGATTGTTCAGGAGCGCAAGACTCACAGATACAAGGTTATCTGGCGCAAGGTTACTGAGTCAGACATTCTTGAGGGTGGTGTTGATGGTATTGAGTTGCCATTCTCTGAAATCCCGCTTATCTGCATGGTTGGCCGTGAATCGCTTTCGCATAGCGGTCGTAACTTTGAGTCTCTGATTGTTCATGCAATGGATGCACAGAGGGAAGCTGCTTATTGGCGTACGATGATGACTGAACAGGTCGCATTGCAGCCCAAGACTAAATGGACAGCGAGTGCTGCACAGGTTGAATCCAGGCGCGATGATTGGACAAACGCCAATACAGCTCCAACTGATGTACTTATCTATGACATTGATCCGCTTAACCCTACTGGCAGACCAGTAAGGGAACAGCCGACACAGATTGCAGCAGCAGAGATGCAGCAGTACATATCTTCAGTTCAGGACATGAAGGCGTGTATCGGATTATATGACTCAGCTATAGGAAACCTGTCAGGTGAAGTATCGGGTAAGGCAATTCTTGCGAGAGAAAGACAGACTGACATTGGCACTTACGTCTATGTTCACCACAGGAATGAGTCTGTTAAGCGCTTGGGCAGGCTTGTTCTTGAAGGTATCAAGGCCATATACACAGACACTCAGAAGATACGCTTGTTCCTTCCTGATGAAACTACAGACTTCGTTGAAATCAACCGCCCTGTTGCTGTTGAGGATGAAGGTGGAAAGCGAATTGAAATCGAGAACGACATCACTACAGGCGATTACGATACCTATGTTGACGCTGGCCCTGCTTATAACACACTGCGGATTGAAGCTGTCAACAGTCTTATGGAGATGGCTCAGACCAACCCACAAATAATGCAGATTGCTGGCGACATCATGGCGATTAACATGGATTGGCCTGGGGCTAGACAGTTCTCCGAAAGATTGAAGCGTTGGGTGGCCACAACAATGCCTGGCGTACTGTCTCCTATCGAGATGAATGAGATCAATGCTCAGTCACAAGGTATAGAGCCTCCTCCTCCGACTCCTGAAATGCAACTACAAGCGCAGATCACAGCCGATGAAGCAGCGAAAGAGCAAGCTAAAGCAGCAAGGGCAGGTGCAGAGGCAGAGAAAGCTGCACAACAGGCACAGCAAGCTCAAGCAGAAGTTGTTTCAGGTCAGGCAAGTGCAGACTTGGAGAATCAGGTAAGGCAGATGGTAGCTCAGGCTATAGCGGAATATATCAAGGAAACCAATTCAGGGGTTGCTTAATCTATTGACAATTACATTACAATAGGTACAATCCACATAGATCATAAAACCATCGTTGATTGGCTTATGTCAAAAGCGACCATGCGCTTCATGGGTATTACGGCGGTGAGCTAGTATGAGTGAAACAAAAGACGCAATAGATTTGATGGTTGAGGCCATGGATGCTGCTAAACCACCTGCTGATACTGATGGCGATAAAGGCCAGACTGTTGAAGTAGGTAAGGTTAAGGCAGAAGAACATTCAGATAGCGATGAAGGTGACTCCGGTAAGGATATTACCCAAAAGCTACAGGACAAAGCATACAAACTACGTGAGCAGAAGCGGCAGCTTAAAGAGCAGAACGCAATACTCGCAGCGGAATTGGCTGAACTCAGGGGCAAAGCGGAAAAGCCTGACATTCTTGATTATGAGAATGAGGAAGATTTCGACAAAGCCCTAAAGAAGCACGATGAACAGAGTAATGGTGCTAAGACTGTTGATGTTGTATTAGAGAGAGCGAAAGCTGCAATCTATGAACAGCATGATGAATGGGATGATGCACCTGAAGATTGGGCAGATGTCGTTACGGATAATAAACTTCCGTATGACAGAGAGATGCTGGCAATGTTTGCTGATCTTGAGAATGGTGCAGAGGTTATGTATGCACTGGCTAAGGATGAGAAGGCGTTGGCAAGGATCGTAACCAAGATTTCACCTGTGAAGCGTGGGCTTGCATTGGATGAGTTTGCTAAGAGCTTATCGACTGCTAGCGTTTCTGATGAAAGTCAGAACGTAATGAATACAAACCGAACCCGTAAACCAGGCGTTTCAGTTATTAACCCTGTAGGTGGTGGATCAGGAAAGAAGGCTTCACTGGAGTCTTGGAGTATTGAAGATCACATGAACGCAGGACGTAATGTAAGCGCATTTTGACATTGGAGTAACACATCATGGCTAATCGTATTTTAACAGATGACATTATCGGCAAGCGCGGTCTTGCACAGATGATTAACAGCCTCGGAATAGTTCAGCGCGTAAACCGCGACTATCAGGCCGAGTTTAAGAAAAAAGGCGAGTCAGTACAGTATCGCTTGCCTGTTCGCGCACAGAATACTACTGGCATGAGTTTACAGCTTCAGCCATTGGTTGAACAAACTCGCTCTATCATCCTCCGTGGATGGGCGCAGCAAGCGTTTGATTTCAGCCAGCGTGACTATGCGTTAGATATTGCCGACCTTGACTCTCGCCATATCCTGCCTCGTGTTCGCACTATGGCTAACTACATGGACAAGAGCATCGTAGACAACTACTGGAAGATTGCTAACTGTGCAGGTGCAGGTGGTACTCAGCCTGCAACTGCTGGCGTGTACACTAACGCTCGCGCCAAGTTGAGAGCTATCGGTACGCCTGAAGATGATATGTACACATTGGGCTTGAACCCTATTTCTGATGCAGCTATTCAGAACGGGATTATCACTCCAAGCACTTCAGCTATCTACAACTCAGAAATGGCTATGAAGTCATTTGTTAAAGGGCAACTGGCGTATCCTGTTGCTGGCATGACTACTTTGACAACTGCCAATATGCCTAACCATACATTCGGTACTTTCTGGAATGGCTCAACCTTGGTTAAGGGCACAACATTTACCCATGACCCTGTTGCCAACACCACTACTATTACTATGGATGGTGGTGCTACTACTGGAACAGTTAAGAAGGGCGACTTGATTACAATTGCTGGTTCGGCTGCTGCTCCAACATCAACTGTTAATTCAGTAAACCAGATGAACTATCAGGATACTGGATTCCGTCAGGATTTTACTGTTGTACAGGACGGAACTGCTTCTGGTGGCGAACTTGCTATTGTTGTATCGCCTTGCATGAACGATGGCACTTTGACGACTACTGATCCTAACACTGGCAACAGCGTTAGCCTGGCAGCTTATCAGAATGTAACAAGAGTACCTGTTGATAATGCTGTGGTTACTGCTCGCGGTACTGCTGGTCTGACTTACACTCAAGACTTGATTTTCCATAAGTCTTGCTTCAGCTTCGTACAGGTTGATGTTGAATCACCTTACGGCTTCGCTGGTGGTAAGCAGTCACATGGTGGCTTCTCTATGACTTGCAGTAAGGCAGGTGACATCCAGAACTATCGCAGCATTATGCGTTTCGATAGCTTGTTTGGCACTGACGTTACTTATCCAGAAATGGGTATGCGCGTACTTGGCGCGGCATTGTCCTAACGGTAACGGGGGGTGGTGATCCCATCCCCCTTATTATTTCTGGAGGTACATCATGGCTACATTAACGGCTAAGGTTACATTGACAGATAGTGCAGCTACTTATAGCTCGTCTACTGCCACACCTGTAACAATGACGCTTACATATACAGAATCCTCCTATCAGTTGATTACTGGCACTGCGACTATTGATCTTGGCACAACAATGACAGACCCTAAGTTTGTTATGATTCGTGCTATTGCTGGTTCGGGTACTGTTAATTTTGGGACTGATGTAACAAACATAGATTCAACTGGCGGGTATGTTATCCTGTCGTGTCAAACTGGTCAGCCTATTGACGACTTCGTTATTACAGAGTCAGTAGCTTTGACAACAGAAATTATTGCGTATCAGTGAGGAAATGACATGGCTACCTACACCGCTACATTAAACCTTTCTGATTCAGGGAATACATTTAGTTCATCTACATCTTCACCGTTGAAGATTACTGCTGAAACATATACACAGGCTTTCTCAAAGATTGCCGATATTGCTAACAATGCAACCATTACGCACACAATTCCGTTCAATGCCGAATTTGTTATGATTCGAGCAACAAGCGGTACTGTGTTTGTTTCAATGTATGATAGCGGGGCTCCTCAAGTTGATCCTGCTTTATCTGCTGCTGGATTTAAGCTGTCTGGTGTTGCTGGTGATATGGGCGCTAAAGGTTGGCTGATGTACGCTTGTACTGTATCTCCAACTACAGCAAGAGCAATAGATCGGATATACATTCAGAATGACGCTTCAGGCGCTTCTGCTAGTTATGAGATAATTGCTTACGCTTAATAGGTGAATTGATATGGCTATGCCTGCTGCTACGGCTCAACAGATTTGCACGTTTGCACTTCGTAAGTTGGGGGTAGTAAACAGGCAGATGCCTGTTCAAGTGGACGATATGAAAGATGCGCTGGATGCGCTATGGTTTTTACTTGACTCATTCAACAGACAGAAACTTCTGATTCCATTCTATCAGACGGTTTCATTTACTTTGACGGAAAGCGCTCGTGTTTTTACAATCGGTACTGGTGGTGATTTTGATTGTTCGCCTCCTATTGAAATAAACTCTGTCAAGGTAAACAGTGGTGGAGTTATATACGAAGTATCCCCTTTTGACGGGATTGATTCTTTCAACAATATATCTGACTATGCTGATCTGAAGCAGTATCCAAGAACATACCTGTACAATAAATCTTACCCTGCCCAACAGATTACATTCGATGCAATGCTGTTAGAGGGCGATATTGTCAGTATCTATGGTCTATTCCAGTTTGATGCGTCATTCACTGGCGTAGGCAATGATGTTGATTCTACAGCGGTGCGTGTTGCGCCATACGCTACACAGTTAAGCCTTACTGAAGAAACAGAGTTTCCTGCTGGCTATCAGTCAATGATTATGTGGAATCTTACAGAGGCTTTGCTATCTGAGTACCCGCAAAATAATCCTGTCGTTGTTCAGTCAATAATGAAAGAGGCGGCTACTTCTAGGAATCAGATCAAAAGCCAGAATGCCAAGTCAAGAAACCTTCGGTTTACCGATACCAATAGACCTAGTAATTGGGGGAATCAATGCACTCCATTCCAATGGCCTTGACTTCTGACGCTGGCCGATCAAAAGTATCCTCGCTCTCTAAACTTGTAAACGTATACCCAGAGAAAAACTCGTCAGAGAGTGAGAATCCTGTTGGTCTTATTTCGACTCCAGGGCTTGATCTTCTATTCAAGATAGAGAATGAAGGCGGTATCGTTGGTGGAATTGAGAATGCGTTAGGTTCTTTCTTTGCTACGCGCGAAGGCTTCTATCAGATCAAAGGTTCAAGGTATATCCGCAAGGCAAGCGTGTCTCTTGTTGGTCGCGTATCAATAGCTACCAATGGTCTATCGATAATGATTGTCGATGGGTACAAGGCTTATGCCTATGACATTGCCGAGGGTAAAATATCAGAGGTCGATATTCCTAGAAGCAATACTGTTGTGTTCGTTGATAGCTACTTCATTGTTTCATACAACAACAGCAATCAGTTTGCTGTGTCCGGCAATTACAGTACTGTATTCAATCCAATAGACTTTGCTGCTGCTGAAGGTTCGCCTGATAACATTCAAGGTATAGCTTTGCTAAAGAGGCAGCTTTATATCTTGGGAGAGAAGTCTACCGAGGTATGGTATTCATCCGGTGAGGACTTCCCATTCAACCCGAACCAATCGGCCTATATTGATATTGGCTGTTTTAACAAGTGGTCGTTTACTTATAGCGTTAATGGTGTCTGTTGGTTGGGGGATGACAAAATAATCTATCTTGCTACTGGTTATGTTCCACAGAGAATATCAACTCACGCCATTGAGTATATGCTGGGTAACTCAGATTGCTCCAATGCCTTCATGGTTAATTACTCTCAGGAAGGGCATGACTTTATAGCGCTTATGCTTCCATCAGAAGGGATCATGTTGTTTTATGATATGTCATCAGGGTCTTGGCACTTTCGTGAAAGTTCTGCCGGAGTATTTCAAAGCATGTTTACGTTGGGCGCTGATACTTACGTTGGCGGCGCTGATGGCTCTGTGTATAGGCTTAATCCTGATTCTGGCGAAGATAATGGAGTTCCTGTTGAGAGGTATTGCATAACGCCAAGTATATCGTCATCGGGTAACAGACTGAGGGTTTCAGCTCTTGAGATGATTATTCAGTATTTCAATCCTCCCAATGTTGCCAAGTTGCCTATTGATATGACTCCAGAGGAATTGATGATTCTAAGAAATGACAGGGAGGTTTTAATGTCATATACGGATGATGATGGCAAGACATGGTCGAATGAAGTTGCTGCTTCTCCTAATGGGCCAGAAGGCAAGTACAGATGGAACAAGTTGGGCATGACTTATAGAAGGTCGTTCAAGTTCAGGACTGTTAGCCGTAAGCCTTCGGTATGGGCGGGGGTTTCCCTTGAGTGAGAACATTGAACCGTTTCTTGTACAAGAAAAGATTATAAATGATGATGGTACACCATCGGATTATCTTGTACGGTATCTGAACAACTCGTTGCAGCAAGGCAAAAAGACTGTCAAGTTTCCCGTTACTTCCGTTAATGGGATGACTGGTGATGTTGTTATAAACCTTCAAGACATTGTTGATGGTGTAGATATAAACTATGCCTTGCTGAATGAGAAGATACAGGAGTTCATTGCCGCTCTTTCTGCTGTACGGCAGGAAGATATACAAAGGATGGCAGACCATCAGAGCGATTGGCACAGGTGGCCTTATCAGAGTTTCCACAATACCAAGATAAATGATTCTAGGATGATGACGCTTGGCACTGAGGCAACTGTCAATGGTGAGTTATATAAGCTAACTCCATCTATATATATACCAAATTCAAGACCAACAATAACATCAACAAATATAACATCGCAGCCTACTGTTACAAATGGCAATTCCAAATTGTTTAATATCTTCTCTATCGATAAGGATATAACCGTCAATAGGCTATATATAGGAAGCAATACATTTACTAATGATCTTATTGCTAGTTCGTGTGAAGTGCAGTTTGCAATATATAGTGCAGGAATAGTAACGGCAGAAGTTGAATTAAGTTCTGAGTCTTATCGTGATATTGGAACAAAAAGAAGGATGCCTATGCGGTTTCCTAATGCTTTGATATGGTCATCAGATGTACTTTCAAGCGTTGATAGAACAACAGGATGGCCTTCATACATCAAGAATCAAGATACTGTACCAACAATAAATAGCAGCACTTTGTCTTGGGGATTTCCAACATCAAGCCCAGACGTTCCTTCGTTTACATTAAAGAGGGGAATATATTTTGTAGCAATGGCTAAATATAAATTAGGGGTTGGCGGGAATGCGTTGGCTAGTTGCACATTGACAATACCATCTTCATCATCCAATCGTGATGGGTTGTCAATGAATTGTGCTTTTGCTATTGATACGATGACCGATAATCTTTTGGCCGTATCGGTTGGCAATTTTATATCTGGCACAATGACCTCTATTTCAATAGCTGATTTATATGGTGCTGGCACTTCATTGAAGCCATTTTCTTCTTTATATGCAGACAAGCTAAATGCTGCTGGAATTATGCCAAATGTTGCAGTTGACGGAAGTGTTATTATTCCAGACTCGTTAGGCTTGTTTAGTGATTATGTAACAGGTGCAGATATAGCTGTCACGTCAATAGTAAGGACAGATGAGGTTGCTGTTGTAACAGCTCCGGCACATGGACTTTCAGCGGGAGACTGTGTAGTTATCAGTGGCGCTTCTCCTGATGCCTATAATCTTGCAGTTGTTATAAACACCGTTACAGCAAACACATTTAGGTATTACATTTCAGGCGCTCCTGATGCTGCAACCGGAACGATTGTTGCAAATAAAATAAACAAAATAAGCAGCGCAGCTCAAGGAACTTCTGGCGCTGGTGGTGTTGCACTATCAGGTGCTTTCACTGAAACAACACCTACGGACAAATGGTAATGAACGCTCGATACCTGTTCAAGACTGATGTGCATGATCTAGCTGTAAGGCTACAGGATGACTCCTTGTATGGGCTTCATGGATCAAG